AAGATATTAAGGATGGGGAGATTTTTGATACTTTTTTTATGTACATTGACAAGTGTTGTGCTTAATGCTCAAATGAGGTGGAACTCTAGGTATCAAGCTTATATTGATAAATATAAAGATCTGGCTATTTCAGAGATGCTGAAATATAATATTCCTGCAAGTATTACTCTTGCACAAGGATTACTTGAGAGTGGGGCTGGAATGAGTGAGCTTACAAGAAAAGGGAATAATCATTTCGGTATAAAATGTCATGATTGGCTCGGAGCAACAACATACCATGATGATGATGAAAAACAGGAATGTTTTAGAGCGTATCGTGACGCATACGAAAGTTATGAGGATCATAGCAAATTTTTGGCACGCCAGCCAAGATATAAAAAACTATTTTCACTTAAAAAAACTGACTATAAAGGTTGGGCACATGGATTAAAAAAGTGTGGATATGCTACGAACCCAAACTATGCAAAAAAACTTATTGGAATTATCGAATTGTATAAGCTACATAAATACGATCATGCTAAAAAGTATGATAAGTTCATGGTCGAGATGGCTGAAGTGAAAGACATCTCACCAGATACAAAATTGCATCCTATACATATTTATAATAAAAACTATTATCTTAAAGCAAGGCAGGGTGATACATTCAGATCCATTTCAAAGGAAGTTGGTATTTCATATAAGAAATTGGCAAAATACAACGAAAGAGATAAAAATGACAGATTAATACCAGGAGAAATCATTTACTTGAAAAAGAAACAAAATAAAGCCGAAAAAATATATAAAAACCGACCGCATAGAATTAAAGCCGGTGAAAGTATGTATTCTATAGCGCAATATTATGGTATTAAACTTTCTAGTCTTTATAAGATGAATAAATTGTCGCCAGATTATAGCATAAAAGTTGGTGATTATTTAAAAGTAAGATAAATTACGCTAATCGGCAATAAGATTAACATAACTTTAACATTTGAGAGCTCTGAAAAAACTGAGGTTTTAATGAAGTTTGTGGTGTCACTTTGCGTATATGAGGACGAGAGAAAGCCGTTCGGGTTAAAGGAGACTAAAACCCGAATCCTTACGGACAAAGTGATTAAGACTTCGTAACACACAAACGTTAATAAAACCAACAGACAGGTTAATCATCAAGCTGCAGTCCCATCACTCACACCTCGAACTGCAAAGTTACTGACATGTTCCGAAGTTGTAAAGGCCGTGAGCACAAAAATTTTCACATAAAATGCTGAGTTCCGCTACGCTACATGCGCTTTTACGTGAAATTTTTTGCACTCAGACCTTGACAACTCTCCACATGTAAGTCTCTTGGCAGTGCGAGGTTTGAGCGGTGGGGGGGCGGGGGGAAATGTGTTTTTGGGCAAAGCCCACAAGTCCTCTTAAAACAGGGCAAAAAAAGGCTCCTTTAACAACAGAACGAAAATAGGTGGTCAAATATAACCACCTAAATAGAGAGGAACTAAAAAAATAGTAATCAATAGCAAAATAACAAATAGATACAAAATGTATCTAATAGCACGGAACAACTTATCTTTTTCTGTCATATAGTAATAACGGAAAAGATAACTATATATTGCATTATAACTTAGGAAGCCAAGAACCCATAATACCTAAGAAATTCTGAGCATGCTTAAAGAAACGATAACGCTCATTACCATTTAGCAACTCTGAATTAACACGCTGCCAAGCATCACGAGGACCTGAGTTATTCCTTGCACCAACAGAATTCCAATAAGAAGTATTACAATTATTACGAGCTGTCTTGATAAGGGCATTAGCTGTATTCTGCTTTACATAGTTGTCAACCTTAATGCCTTCACGCTGTTCAACGAGGTTAAGAGCGTTCTCAATTGCCTGTCGTGCCTGCGCTTCACTTGCCTTGCCTGCTGCAACTAGGCTATACTGCTGCGCTGACATGATAGCAAGTTCCTGCAAAACCTTTTGGTCATAATACTTCAACTCCTTAGCACCGAGCAAACCCTGCAACTGCTGCCATGCTGTCTGTGCTCGAATAAGTTCACCTGTAAACTGAGCATTATCGGCTTCACGCTGTGCCTTTGACACATCACTAGAGAACATTGCCTGCATGCGGGCAAAACTCATGTTATTTAAGGCTTCCTGAGAGTTCTTAAGGTTATAATCAGCCTTTGAATTATATATCTCCCAAAGAAGCTTCTCTGCCTTATACTTGTTCTCAATCTTGAAACCTGAAGCCTGTTCGCCAAGACTAGACGCCTGTGCTTCACGTACACCTTTCTGCGCCTGAATATCAAGCAAGGTCTGTATAACACCTGTAACACCTGAGAAGTCAGGACGGAAAGCCTGCATGACAGCAGGAGAAGCAGTGGGAGCGTTAACTCCCATTGCACTAGGCGAACCACCTGTGCCGGAAGAACCGGAAACAGCAGATGCAGTACCGGCATTACCGCCTGACATCATAAGATAAGGGTTAAGTCCGGCTGCCTCGAGGCGTGCACGCTGTGCCTTAGCAGAATTATACACTTGTTGAGCACCAATAGCTTCATTTTGCATGCGAGCATTAAAGTTGTTCTGCTGCTCCATTTTCTTTTGGTCATACTCAATCTGTTGGTTGAACATGTCCTGATTATACTCTAATTGCTTGTTGAACATACGCTCGTTATATTCGTTGTTCATCTGAGCAATCTGTAAATTAGTCTTATTGGTATCTGATTGGCTCTTAGAACCAAAGATATTACCAAGAATTGATGAACCTGCACCAATTATACCACTAGCTAAAATACTACCTGCAACACTCATATTTCAAAATTAAATGGCACAGCCGAAGCCATGCCATGGTTAAACAAATTATTCAGTAGGAGTTGGCTCAGGAGTTGGCTCTGGAGTAGACTCAGGAGCCTTAGAAGCCTCAATCTCAGAGAGAATAGACGCATAATTAGCGTTAAGATACTCAGACCATGCCAACAACTCAGAAGAGGACTGTATATATCTAGACTTACACATATCCATAAGTTGTTCATCAGAAACTTTCTTACGAAGTTGTGCGAGTGAATCAGACCTAGGAGTAAGTCCATCAAGCCACTTCTGAATGGTATCTCTACCAACAGAATTCAATCTGTTCTGATTGAACAGCATATAAATGTCATCAACGTAAGCAATAGCCGTCTTTTTATCAGAACCACTGAAATAAGTTACCTTTTCGGTCATAAAATCACGTATGGGCGAGGGCTGAACGAAATTGTTACGCTCAATGCCTGATACAACGTTGAATGAATAACGTGCGATATCTTTTCTTTGTCGGAACATAAGCAATAAAATTAGTATGGTAAACCATTGTAATCGAAGTTACGGACTGCCTTTATATCAAAGAATGAATTGATAAGAAGTTGGTCTGTGTTTATAGTAGAATCAGCCTGTACACCGAAGATATTGTCAACAATATGCGGGTTAACCTTGAAGAAATTATATGTCATAGTAATGTCGAAGAAGCCTGCATCTTTACAAGCCTGACGATAAGCAGACAAATAACTCTCTGTGAGAGGAGAAACCCAAGAGACAAGAGTATCGATGAACGAGCCGTGAATCTCATCAATGGAAGTCTTGAGGTCAGCATAACGAGGCACGTAACCCATGTTGATCGAGGTTGGATCTTCGGGCAGATCCTCGAGACCGAATATCATTTCAGAAGCATATAACTGCTGCATGCCAATGCTGTCAAATTCAGGTATAGCATAATCGGTGAATGCTGTTTTGAAATTCTGACGGGCAATGCGATTAATTGACCAATCAAGCAACGGCAGACAATGATAGATACACATAATTATGCCGTGTTCCTTAGCTTCAAAATCAACCTTGTTACCATTAAGTGTGCCTGTACCTTTACCCTGAATGTCGGCTTGATTATCACCTGTAAGGTTAGTATTAACTACTTCGGAGATATCAAGGTTTGAAGTCCAACCACCAAGGTATTTACAATGACCTGACAAAGTCTCAGAGGGTGATACGTTGAAGTGTTTCTGCATCTGGGTTTGATAGTCCATTTTACCTGACTGAGCAATCTCACGCCATTTCTGTAAGCATTCAGCCTGACGAAGTGCAAGAACTGACAAACGGGAATCAAGGTCAAGCAACATCTGCTTATAACCTGTACCACCTGAAGAGGTTGCCTTTATACCATAAGTCTGAGGACTAGAAGTAGAGCCATTTGTGTGGAAACCTGCAATAGCTGTACCCATATCCTGAGAATTTCCGTCACCAAGGGTTAAGTAAGACTGAGAGTTAGCCAAGTCAATAGGAGCGAAAGCTACATCACCATATTGAGCCTTAGGAAGCATACCTGTAAAATAGTCTTTTTGGAAATTACAATAGTTCAAGTCGAACATAGTAGGGTTCTTGAAATCATCCTTAGTAAATGAATGTATAGGTATATGATAACCGTTATTCATAGAATACAGATAATCAAGATTGTAACGATATGGTGCAGCGTTCTGCCATTGGTCATCACGGAAATAGTCCTCACATATCTTCTGATATGCCAAGAGAGGGAAAGGAGACAAAAGAATATTGTCAGAATCACTAGGAACTTTTATAGACTCATAGTCCTTACCGATACCATAATTAAGATAATTGAGGAGTTTACAAGTCAATTCCAAACGAGAAAAACCGAAGAAATTCTTCTTATATTTCTCATAAGTATCTGACAATGAATTAAGATTACCGAGATACTCCATAAGGTCAAAGAATGTAAACCAAGGATGACGCTCATCAAGACTGACAGAAGTAGTAGGACTAGCAGCATGATGCGGGTCAGGCATGTTGGTAAAGAACGTTGGAGCCATATTCCACAACAGACGATAGGGAACGAAATAAAAATCGTAATACTCACGTAAACGAGAGTAAGCAGCAGAGTTGACAGGCTGTGTTCGGGTGAACGCCTGACCACGAATGTTGAATTTATCACCTGGGTAGACCTCTTTACACATAACAGGCAGCAACTCACCAACCTTAGCAGTGAATGCGTTTTTGAATGAGAGGTCGAAACCATTACGTTTGACGCTGTTCTTTAGCGCCGTAAGGGACATTACTGAACTCATAATAAATAATATTTAGTTAATAAAGAAACCATTAGCATCATTCTGAATCTTGTGTTTGATAGACTTCTCAAAGTTTTCATCAGACTTAATGACAAAACGCTTATAAAACAATTCCTTAGACAACTGAGATACATCTACATTACCGCAAGAATCAAGAGGTGTCTTGTTGATATAATACCAATCATAATTAGAAATAAGATGCCTGTTTTCAATCTGACTAGTATACATGCCAACAAGTTGGGCATAGTCATAACGTTGCCAAAATTGGCGTATAAGGATAAATTTGCGATAACGCTCATTATAGCTGTCATTGTCGCAGACAAATGTCAGAAAATGACGAGAGATATACAACTCTCGGGCAATACTATTAGTATGGTAGTCAGCCAAGTAATCACTATAATAAGGGTTAGTATCAATTCCTTGCGAGAAATAGGATATAACCTTATTGAGCGCAGGCGAAGAACAAGGTAAACCACGTGAATCGCAAGAGAACTTAGCAGTAACAACCAAGTCAAGGATACAGCGAGCATAATCTATAATCGTATTGAATGAATAGCCTATTGCTTTTTTAACTTCGAGTAATATGTTATAAGACTGCCATAACTCAGTATCAGACTTGCGAGAATAGCCTTTACATTTCGGGAAGAACGTACACGACAAATTCCGCCAAGGCATGAACTCGACATAATTGCCATTGAGTTCTCCGCTTTGGTAAATAAAGTCGTCAACGGAACCCTTGTAAATTTCCTCTTTCTGACTTTGATGAATGCCGAGAGCGAAGCGGATAGAATGACACGAGAACGGCTTCGTGGACATATCGCCAAGAAATCGGGGAAGACAATAATTGCTATTAACGTATCGCGCAACGTACGAATTGCACTTACCTCGGGAGAGAGAGCAATCGACACGACCAAACTGCCATGCCTGACGTATAACCTTTGACATAACCTTTTGTGTCTTGACCTCGTCATAGAAGAATAAGACATGATAATGCGCACGGAATGTTTTCGGTCCGTACTCCGATACAATGTAATAACGTATTTTTTCATCTGAATATTTGCTTAAATTTTTACGAACTCGTTTGAGGAATAACTGAGCGTCACGCTTTGAAGTGTAAGAAAGATATCCGTCTAACTTGCACTTAGCAGTGAGCATGCTAACATAAGTCTCAAGAGAGGGGCATTTGTGCCAATAGTCATAATCTACGGTCATCAGCTTGCCTTTTTCGTTCAGCCTGTCACAATAGGAATACCAACGGACCAAACGGAGTTCATTATCGACCTCAGGGTACATTCGTGGAACATAGTCGTTAGAGTAGGTGAGTGTCGCAAACATGCAATATTTATGGCTCTGTTCCTCAATGGCACACAGGAACGACATCTTGTCGGCACGGCGTTTAAGGCAAGCCTTACAAACACCGCAACCGACCTGAATGACTTCGCCTGTGTACTTATTCTGTACATGGCGAGGGTGATAACATTTGACAAGTGGATAACCGATATCAGACAT